AAGTAATAAAAAAGGCCCCAGTTACGGGGCCTTTTCTATTTACTTAGGGAACTTATCTAACCACACCGTTACGGCTGATTCAGAAGCGCTACCATCGTATGCGTTTGGTCCTAAGCCCCAGGACCCAAAGTCTTTTCCACGATTAGTCATGTAAAAGGCCGCTTGGGCATTTGTAACTGGGTCTAAGAGTTCAGCATTAGATTTAATACCAAATTTTTCTCTTCGATCTTCTCCTAGGCTTCCCAGCATATTAATCTGGAATAGGCCGTAGGAGTTGTCTCCGGTTGAGGACGTCTTATTATGAGAAGTGGAGTTTCCCCTAGATTCTCGCATAACTACCGCCCAAGCCAGCTTTAGGGAGTAACCCTTAAAGCCGACTAGTTCAAGCATGTCTGCAAGGTCCGTAGGACTAAACTTTGTCATTTCCCGATACTTATCTAGAGGATCAACTACTTCCTGGGTAGTGATCACAGTGGGCGTATCAGCCCGATTGTAGACCGCGTAGGCCTGGTTTGTTGTAACTATGAGTAGCATTGCTGCCATCAAAGTAACCTTTATTTTTACAATTGTTTCTTCATTAATAATCACACTATCTCCTAGGCTAGAAGGCCAACCCGAATCTCTTATCTACTGTCACTAGATAAAAAATAGCTCAGCGTCTGTCTGCCAAGCTAGTTGCAACCCTTTTGTTACGTAGTTAGTGTTGGGGTTTTTACTCCCCTATTGAATATTCTACCAGTAAATACAGGCACCAAGCAACATAGAGTCTGGTATGATGTGTACTTATATTAGTAATATATGCGTAAAGGAGCTAAAAATGGCAAAATGTGTAAACTGTGAGCGAGATGGCGGATATTTAGTAGAGAATCCTGGTGCTATGCCTCAGGTGTACTGTGATAAAGATCTCCCTTCTTTCTTTAACAAAGCTAGCTTGCCAGCGCACATTAAAGAGATTCCTTTAAACCATCTACACGATACTGATGACGAAGAGATGAAGCACAAGGCTCTTCCTAAAAAGAGCCGCACAAAGAACAAAACTTTGGGTGAAGATGATTCAGCTAATTTGGTTAAAGCCCTTGAAAAAGATGATGTTCTTACAGCTGTTTTAGAAGAACGTGTATCTGAAACGGCTGAGTGGATTTAATGCGTATTGAGAGGGTAATAACAAAGCAAGGTCACCCAGTGCCAAAAACTGCTGGGTACGCAAAAGGACCGTTTCCAGCAGAGATCTACACACCTACTGAAATAATTGTTGATTACATACCTTTAGATCAGGACACCCCTATAGGAGCTACTGCACAGAATAACTTTGTAGAGCCTCGTCAGTTTAGGTGTAAAATATGTACTGAGATAATGTTTGAGCACAAAACGGCGGATCATATATGCGAGGGTACTATTAATGGCGAAAACTCGTGATGTAGGTAACTTTTATTGGCATACCATGGTGTACCCAGTAAAACCACCTGTTATACTCGATAAAGCAGAGACTCAAGAAATAGATGGTAAATATAGAGGCGGACATGGTTGGGCAGTACGCCTTCCATTTACAAGGCTAGCAATTGTTGTAGGAAAGTGGACAGCCACTTTTAGTGAGAGCATGGCTTTAACAAGAGCCATCAATGGACGAGCTATCGAAGAGAACTTGTTTGATTGGGATACAGTAAGATACGGGGCAGAATATGAAGATATTTAAAAGTAAGAAAGTTCGTGAGTTAACAAAAATTGAACAAAGAGTAAGTGGTTTATCTAACTCCGAGCTTCTCGGTTGGACAGATCAAATTATGTTCACACTAGGTCGAAACTTATCGGCTTGGGCTAAGAGCGGAAACGAATACACCCTAGAAGAAGCCCGTGTTGGAGCTGAAGCGCTTCACGCTATTCTGGATACTTTGAGTAAGAGAGTGGTTAAGTGAGCGATTTAGAGGACGACCTAGAAGAATTTGATGTTCCTGACGATCTTGAGCTGGACGAAGAAGAGCCGGTTGAAGAACCGGTTGAAGAGCTAGACGAACTATCTAGGGAGTTTGTAAAGGCTCTTGTAGATAAGATCATGCAGTTTATGGAGCTTCTAGTTGGACATGAACTGCACAACTACCAAAAGCCCCTTGCACGACGAGTTATTGAATCTGTAATTATTAATGATGGTGAAGAGGTTACGGCCCTTGCTTCTCGTCAGTCAGGTAAGTCAGAGACCATCGCTAATACTGTAGCAACTCTTATGGTTATTCTTCCACGCCTAGCGGTAATGTACCCGGATCTATTAGGTAAATTTGGTGACGGTATTTGGGTAGGCATGTTTGCTCCTGTGCAAAACCAGGTGGAAACTCTTTATGGGCGTACAGTATCTCGTCTTACTAGTGAACGTGCTATGGAAGTCTTTGGGGATCCAGAGATCGACGATATTCCAACAAAAACCCCCGGAGTTACTAAAAACATTAAGCTTAAGAAGTCTGGCTCTACGCTTATGATGATGACAGCTAACCCACGAGCTAAGATTGAATCTAAGTCTTTCCATCTAATTATTATTGATGAGTGTCAAGAAGCAGACGATTTTGTGGTATCTAAGTCTATTGCCCCTATGGGTGCGTACTACAACGCTACTATCGTAAAAACTGGCACACCTACTACACACAAAAATAATTTCTATCGTGCCATTCAGCTAAATAAGCGTAGGCAGATGAGTGCACGAGCTAAGCAAAATCATTTTCAGTGGGACTGGAGAGATGTTGCAAAAGTTCAAGCTAACTATGAAAAGTTTATTAAAAAGGAAATGCTGCGTATCGGAGAAGACTCTGATGAGTTTCAGCTTTCCTATAACTGTAAGTGGTTGCTAGAACGAGGTATGTTCATTACCTCATCTATTATGGATGATTTGGGAGACACTTCTCAAGAACTTGTAAAGAGCCACTTCAGATCTCCTGTTGTTGTAGGTATTGACCCTGCACGTAAGATGGACTCAACTGTAGTAACTGTTGTGTGGGTTGACTGGGATAGGCCGGATGAGTTTGGTTACTATGACCATAGAGTTTTAAACTGGTTAGAGATCCAAGGAGATGACTGGGAAGAGCAGTATTTTCAAATTCAACAGTTTTTATCTAACTATGATGTTCTAGCTATCGGTGTAGATGCCAACGGTGTTGGTGATGCGGTTGCCCAGCGTTTAAAGATTCTTATGCCAAGAGCTGAAGTTATATCTGTAACCTCTAGCCCAACAGAGCAATCTAAACGATGGAAGCACCTTCAAGCACTGATCCAGCGTCAGATGGTTTCTTGGCCGGCACATGCTAAAACAAGGCGACTACGAATTTGGAAGAAGTTCTATCAGCAGATGACTGATGCCGAGGTTCAGTACAAAGGCCCTAACTTTTTAGTTGCTGCCCCTGATGAGGCCCACGCACACGACGATTTTGTGGATTCTTTAGCTTTAGCTTGTTCTTTGACCCAAGAAATGGTTATGCCTACTATTGAAGTAAGCGCCAGCCCTTTCTTTTAATTATTGTATTTAATGTGACAAAACGCCCCGCAGGCGACAGAATTATGCCTGAGGACCTCAATCCCAACCCTATAGGAGAATAAACAATGGCAATGGAAAATATTGCACCAACACCTCAGTTCCCTGAGCGTGAAGGCTCATCTTATGAGCGCAAGTTCACACCAGCAACACCAGGACTTCGTGGTCCACTTCGTTTCGAAGAAGGTATTGCTACAGATACAGACGTTCCAAATGATTTCCAAGTTGGTTTGGATCAGGGTTATGACACACCAAACGGTCGTCCTAACCACAACCTAAACGTAATGGAAAAGTACGCAGACGAGACAATGAAGCAACGCGCTCACGTTGGATCTGCATCATGGGTAGAAGCACCTACATACCTTGGCGAATTTGCACAGGGTAATTTTGGTGATCACTCTCAGATCGTTATCGAAGAAGTTGTACGCTCAGGTGGCCGCTATGGTCGCATGAACCCTGCTTCAGTCAACGACTAATTACTGTATACTAATGTTGTCCCCGGTCGCAAGGCCGGGGATAATGTAGGGGAGAACCATGGCTAATGTTCGTAAGTATCTAAAGTCATATGAAGCTGTAAAAGATCAAGCAGACGCTAGATACCCTAAGCATCGTGGTAAGGGTACTTCACCTCAGGCTAATAAAATTATTAGTCAGCAGTGGGCTCTTATTGGTGGTAACGAACCACAGAGTTTAAGAGATGCTGATCCAAAAGATATTGACTGGAAAAAAGTAGAAGAAGATCGACAGAAGGCAAAAGTTTCACGCAAAAAGCGTGAGATGAAAAAGCGTAATCTAATAGTTTGAGGGCAAACATGATGGGAAATAACTAATGGCCGGTGGTATTGATTTCAGTCCTCCGTCGTATAGAGCGGCGTCGAGTGATTTAACAATCTCCATTTCTCCACTTGGTCTTGTAGAACTTGCAGACGAAGAGTTTGAAGTACACGGTCCACGCTTAAACCGTTACTCGCTTAACTGGGCAATGTATCTAGGCCATCACTGGTCTTATCGCCGTGAAATTGGCGAATCGCAAATGGTATACAACTACTACCGTGCGTTTACAGATTTTATTATTAACTTTACATTTAGTCGCGGAGTACAGTTCCGTAGCCCAGTAGCAACTGAGGCAATTATCCCAGACATTCTAAAGAGAGTTTGGGAAATCGATAACGATAAAAAGGGCGTACTTTGGGAAATTGGTCAGCAGGGTGGAGTATCCGGTGACTCATTTGTTAAAGTAGCTTACGAAGAAGCGTATGCTGACTCTATCGGTCAGGTACATCCTGGACGCGTTAGAATCCTTCCCCTCAACGCCTCATTCTGCTTTCCTGAATTTCACCCACATGATCGTTCTCGCCTAATTCGTTTTAAACTTAAGTATCGCTTTTGGGGTACTTCTGTTGAGGGAACACGCCAGGTATATACTTACACCGAAATCTTGACTGATGATCGCATTGAAGAATACATTAACGACGAGCTTATTGACTCTCGTCCAAATCCAATTGGCGTTGTTCCAGTCATTCATATTCCTAACGTACGTGTTTCTGGATCCCCATGGGGTCTGGCTGATTGCCACGACGTTATTACGCTAAACCGCGCCTATAATGAAACAGCTACAGATATTGCTGACATCATTAACTATCACGCTGCGCCAGTTACTGTTATTACAGGAGCTAAAGCATCTAGCCTTGAGAAGGGCCCTAAGAAGGTCTGGGGCGGTCTTCCTAAGGATGCCCAGGTATTTAACCTAGAAGGCGGTGGACAGGGCTTACAGGGCGCTATGGAGTACTTAAAAGTACTAAAGACAGCCATGCATGAGATGATCGGTGTTCCTGAGACAGCACTTGGTCAGGTACAACCTATCTCTAACACATCTGGTGTTGCCCTTGCCATTCAGTACCAGCCTCTGATGAATCGCTACCAGCAGAAGCTTGTTCAGTATGGCGAGGGTCTAGAACGTGTTAACGAGCTTGCACTTAGAACTCTTGCATTTAAAGAGCCAGAGATGTTTACTTACAACCCTATGTTTAACGGGCCAATTAAAGAAAACCAGCTGCCTCAGCTAGACTTGGCTAGCCCACTAACATATAAGACCATTGTTCACTTCCCACAACCTTTGCCTCTAGATAAGCTGATTGTTTTGAATGAAATTCAAATGAAAATGCAGCTAAACCTAGAAAGCCGTGAAGGTGCTCTACGTCAGCTTGGCGAAGAGTTCCCAGCAGAGAAGCTAGAAGAAATTCGTCAAGAGCTTATTTCTGATGCTAAGGCTGATGGAGCTGTTGCTTTGATTAAGCAGCAGATTAACTCAGCAATTACTTCGTTAACAGGCATGATGCCAGATGGTACACTTCCTCCAGGGGCTGCTCCAGGTGATGGAACAGGTCCAGGACCTCTTGGACAACCAGGAGTAGTAACACCATTTGAAGAACAGACTTTGGCTCAGATGCAGTCCGAGCTTGTCACAGAAGCCTACGGAACTAAGATTCCGCAATGGCGTTCAGGTGATGAGTCCGGTGGAGCAGATACGTTCAAAGGATCAACTTCTTAACTTTTAGGCTGTAAATACTATAAATATTTGACAGACTATATACCAAACTAAACCGCAGGTCATCGTGGCACTTATTCGGACAACGACCTCTTAAACCTAAAGGAACAATTATGTCAGAACAAGCATCTCCAGTTGTAACTGATGCAGTGGCTCAAGAAGCTTTCCACATGGAAGCTAAAGGAACCCCGGCTCCTACAACAAATGAAGCAGTGGCCTCTTCACAGTTCGTAGAACAGAAGAGCTACACAGAAGAAGATTTAAAGCGTGTACGTGAGCAGGAAAAAGGAAAGCTCTATGACACAATTGAATCTCTTAAGGGAGAAGTAAATCTTCTCGCTAAAGATCGTGAAGAACGTTTAGCTGAAGCAGAGCGCCTACGCAGAGAAGCAGAGGAAGAAGCTCGTAAAAAGGCTGAAGCTGAAATGGACACACGTGAGCTTCTATCACTCAAAGAAAAAGAGTGGCAAGATCAGCTTGAAGAAGTACGCAAGGAAAACGCACGCAATCTCGCGTTAGTAGAACGTGAACGTCAGTATGCATCTCTTACAGAGTATCGTAACCGTCGCGTTCAGGAAGAACAGGATAATATTATCCCTGAGCTTGTAGATCTAATCTCAGGAAATACTCCTGAAGAGATTGAACAAAGTATTACTGGACTTAGAGACCGATCCTCTAAGATCCTAGATTCAGCATCACAGGCATTGCAGAGTGCACGTCGTGAAATGACAGGTACTCGTCCAACATTGCCTCCAACCATGGAAAATAATTCGGACCAACAACAGTTCTCAGCGGAACAAATTGCCGCTATGTCGGTTACTGAATACGCAAAGGTTCGTGATCGTCTCGGAATGGGACGTGGCGCGGACAAAGGAATCTTTGGTTAAAAACTAAATAGCAAGTACCCCCACTCAAACATATATGAACAAGGAGTAACACCGACATGGCATCAGCCGTAACAGGTACCGGCAATCTAGCCGCAGCACCTACAGCATACTCTGGCTCAAACAGCCAGCTAACACAAGCAATTCAGACAATCTGGTCGAAGGAAATCCTTTTCCAGTCAATGCCTATTCTACGCTTCGAGCAGTTCGCTGTTAAGAAGACAGAACTAGGAGTTGCACCTGGTCTCCAGATCAACTTCATGCGTTACAAC